AGGTGGAACAGATGACTACTCATTAACAAATGGGGAAATCTCAATCGCATATAATAAATTTGCAGACGCAGAAAATGTTGATGTCAACTTAATTATTGGTGGTTCTTCATCAATAGCAGCTGACACACAAGCAAACTACGATACACACGGAACAATGTTGATCGATCTTGCGGCAGCTAGATTAGATTGTATGGCATTTATATCGCCACACAGAGCAGCAACCGTTGGAGTTGCAGACGCAAACACTCAAACAACTAATGTTAAAAATGCAGCTGCTACACTTCCTAGTTCATCATACGCAGTATTAGATAGTGGATACAAATATATGTACGACAGATACAATGATGTTTACAGATATATACCACTTTCAGGTGATATTGCTGGACTATGTGCTAGAACCGATGATGTTGCTGATGTATTTTTCTCACCAGCAGGTTTCAATAGAGGAACAATCAGAGGTGCAGTTAAACTATCATTTAATCCAAATCAATCACAAAGAGACGACTTATACGCAGCGAGAGTTAACCCAGTAGTTAATTTTCCAGGCCAAGGTGTCACCCTATTCGGTGATAAAACTGCCTTGACAACTCCTAGTGCATTTGATAGAATAAATGTTAGAAGATTGTTTATCGTTCTTGAAAAGGCGATTAGTACAGCATCTAAATTTCAATTATTTGAATTTAACGATGAGTTTACTAGAGCGCAATTCAAAAACTTAGTAGAACCGTTTTTAAGAGATATACAAGGAAGAAGAGGAATTGATTCTTTTCAAGTTGTATGTGACGGCACAAACAATACAGGTGTTGTTGTTGATAGAAATGAATTTGTTGCAGATGTTTATGTTAAACCTGCAAGAAGTATTAACTTCATAACACTAAACTTTATTGCTACAAGAACAGGTGTGGCATTTAGTGAAGTAGGAGGAGCGTAATCATGGCAAATATAGACGACTTTAAAGCAAATCTAGCTGGTGGTGGTGCAAGACCCAATCAGTTTAGAGTGACTATTACACCACCTTCAGGTATTGCTACAGGACTAAATGTTAGAAACGCAAGTTTCTTAGCAAAGTCTTCAAACTTACCAGGCCAACAACTTGGCGAAATCGCTGTTCCATTCAGAGGTAGAAATATCTATGTGACTGGTGACAGAGAGTTTGAAACTTGGACTACAACATTTATGAACGACACAGACTTTAATATCAGAAATGCAATCGAGCGTTGGATGAATGGTATTAATGATCTAGCAAATAACACTGGTGTTATCAACTCTGCTGACTATCAATCAGACTTAACGATTGAACAATTAGACAGAGACGATACAACTTTGAAAACTTACATCTTCAGAAATGCATACCCTTTGACACTAGGTCAAATTGAAGTTGCTTACGAAACAACGAATGCAATTGAAGAGTTTGAAGTCACTTGGAGATACCAACACTTTGAAGCAAGTGGTGTTAACTTTTAAGCGATCTACTAAATAGTAATTAAACATAGTAGGAGTATATTATGGCAGAGTTATTCGGATTTAAATTCGAAAGAATAAAACCAACGGCACCAGAGGATAGGTTCGTTCAAAAGTCACCTGATGATGGTACGGTAGAAATATCAGGTGGTGGACATTTTGCTCAAGTCTTAGATACAGACGGAAGAGATCGAAATGATCTTGACCTTATTAGAAGATACAGAGACATTGGACAACAACCAGAATGTGATAGTGCAATTGAAGATATTGTAAATGAAGCAATTGTATCAGATGAACGAGACAAGTCTGTTGACCTTGTATTAGATAATCTAGAATACTCAGATAAAATTAAGAATAGTATGAGACAAGCTTTCGATGAAGTTTTGTCTCTACTAGACTTTGATACTAAAGGACATGACATTTTTAGAAGATGGTATGTTGACGGAAGATTATTTTATCACAAAATTATTGATTCAAAAAATCCTAAACTAGGTATTCAAGAAGTAAGATATATTGACCCTAGAAAAATCAGAAAAGTAAAAGCAGTACAGAAAGTACCAGGGCCTCAAGGTTCAATCTTAGTTAAACAAGAACAAGATTATTATCTTTATAACGAGAAGATGTTGAAAGGTATGATGAACCAAGGTTTAAAAATTGCAGATGACTCTATTACATATTGTCCGTCTGGTTTGATTGACGCAAACAAAAATCAAGTACTATCTTATTTACATAAAGCAATTAAACCTGTCAATCAATTAAGAATGATTGAAGATAGTTTAGTTATTTACAGAATATCAAGAGCACCAGAAAGAAGAATTTTTTATATTGATGTAGGTAATTTACCTAAGAGACGATAGAAATCACATGTCAATGCTTGAAGACTTTTGGTTGCCTAGAAGAGAAGGTGGAAGAGGAACAGAGATCACAACTTTACCTGGTGGTTCTAACTTAGGTGAGATAGATGATATTACTTACTTCCAAAGAAAACTTTACAGATCGTTGAATGTTCCTATTTCAAGATTAGAAGCAGAGCAATCATTCTCATTAGGAAGATCAACAGAGATTACAAGAGACGAATTAAAATTTACTAAGTTTATCCAAAGACTTAGAAAGAAATTTGTACCACTATTCTTAGATATGTTAAGAACACAATTAGTTTTAAAAGGTGTTATTAATGTTGAAGAGTGGCCAAAGATTAAAGAACACATTCAATTTGACTTCTTAAAAGATGGTCACTTTGCAGAATTAAAAGCACAGGAATTATTGAATGATAGAATTAATATGTTAGGTTCAGTTGAAAACTACATAGGTACTTTCTTTAGTAAAGAGTTTGTTTACAAATCAGTATTAAGAATGACAGACTTTGAAATTAAAGAAATGCAACAACAAATGAAGCGTGAGTCAGGTGCAGATGTAGATGACGGTGGAATAGATGTTCCTCAAACAGATGGTATTACAAGAGTACCATCATTTGGTGGCGCACCACTAGTTGCACCAGCACCACCAGAAGCAGATGCCCCTCCAGCAGATGGGCCTGATGCTGATGATATAAATAATACATAAAGGAGATTATTATGAGTTCAGAAAAAATAGTAGATGCATTATCACAAGGCAATATGTTAGATGCCGAAGATGCGTTTAAAGAAACGATGAAAACTAAAATTGCAGACGGAATTGAAAATAAAAAGATTGAAGTCGCAAGAGGTTTAGTAAATAATCATATTGATGCAACTCCAGCTGAAACAAGCGAGGAGTAGTATAGTGCAATTTGAAGACTTATACTTATCGGTATTCGAAGGTGATGAGTACAAGAAATCTAGAGAATATAGAAGACAATCGCCTAAAATGCGAAAAGCGATTGACGATTTATTCAAAAAAATGGATTCTAAGGGTTCAAATTTCCTAAATAATTTTGAGAAAACAATAACAGATGTTGCAAAACGACATAGAGTACCAGAAAAGAAACTCTATGATTATTTTGAAAAAGAAGCGTCTGAATTTATGAGTTAAAAGGAATAACAATGGCAGTAGTAAAACAAACATTAAAAGATTCAGATTTTGAACATGTAGTTAAAGTCACTACAACAGGTACAAATTCAGCTGCAAGTATTGTTGATGCTTCTGCATTAGCAGGTGCTTCTACTGACCCAAGATTATCTATTGTATCATGCACATGGACAACAGGAAATCAAACAGATATTTTATTTGATGCAACATCAAATGTAGTTGCATTATCATTAAACGGAAACGGCGCAATCAACGGAGGCGCTCAACATCTTCCGTCAATATCCAACAACGCAGGTTCAGGTATAACAGGTGACATCCTGTTAACAAACTCGTCTGCTTCAGTTGGTACAATAATATTACATTGCAGAAAGGTATCGGGATACGATAACATAACTTAAGATGCAAAAAGTTAAACTAATTACAGAAGCTCAAGATTTTACATCAAACAACTTTTTAATCGAAGAGAAGAACGGCAAAAAAGATTACAAGATCAGAGGAATCTTTATGCAGTCTAACATCAAAAACAGAAATGGTAGAGTATATCCAAAAGAAGTTTTGATGAAAGAAGTTAAGTCTTACACAAAAAACTTTATTGATAAAAACAGAGCATTCGGTGAGTTAGGACACCCAGAAGGTCCAACGGTAAACTTAGATAGAGTTTCACATATGATCACTAAACTAGAAGCAGATGGTGATAATATAATTGGTGAGGCAAAAATTATGTCAACACCAATGGGTGAGATTGTTAAGAGTTTAATGGACGAAGGTGCAACACTAGGAGTTTCATCTAGAGGAATGGGTTCACTAGATCAAAGAGGTTCTGCAAACTATGTAAGATCAGATTTTAAATTAGCAACAGCAGGTGATATTGTTGCAGACCCATCAGCACCAAGTGCTTTCGTAGAAGGTATCATGGAAGGTAAAGAGTGGGTTTGGGACCATGGTTCATTAGTTGAAGCACATGTTGCAGAAGCAAAGAAAAGAATTGAAGAAAGAGCAAGACATAAACAAGATTTAGAATCTAGTTTAGAGTTTGCAAAATTTTTAAAACAACTTTAAAAATTTTATAAATATATCATAAGGTAAGTTTATTATGTACAAATGGTTTGACGATTTGACTCGTATTCCAAAACCAAATCGTGAGAAAGAAGATTACCATCATTATGGACTTTATGAAGTAGAAATATTGAATAGTCTATTTCGTAATCATAATGTACAAACGGTTTTGAGTTTGGGGGGAATGTCTAATTTAGATTTCTTCCTAGCGCAATATGATAATGATGTCAAGTCTGCTAAGAACATTGATGAAGCAGATACTTGGCGAGGATTTAATCTTGAAGACAAACATCAAGAGTATATCCAAAGATTTAATTATAATGGGGAATACATCTTTACGAAGCGAAGTATCGATCGGTATGATGTTGTTGACGAAAAATATGATGTTGTCTTTTGTAATATAGACACACTAAAGGGACAGATGAAGGTTATGCCAGAAATCTTTGTCAAAATGTGGTCTAGAAATGGATTAGTTGAAACTACAAGAGAAAAGATGACATTGGATTATGAAAAGTTTTTTAGTAATGTGTTGGTCACAACAAATATGACGGTATTCTCTAATAGGGATTTGGAATACGAAAATAGCCTTGTTGACACCTCCACAAAACTAGAGAAGAAAAGGACATTTGTTTATCAGCGGATGAATTTGCCTGTGTAAATTCTATGTTTTATAAATAAATGTGTATAAATAATTATTAATATAAACACACAAAAGGAGAAATCCCCATGGCTAATGAATTAGACAAAACCATTGAGGAATTAGAAGCGGAAGTTTTGGCAGAATTAGAAGAAGCCAATGGTGCTGATGCTCCTAAAAAAGGCGCAATGAAAGCCGAACCAATGGACAAGAAGCCAGAAGGTGAAGTTCAAGATACGGGTAAAGCAGTGGTCGATGGTGACCAAGGTGATGCTCCTGTCAAGAAAGTCATCGCCAAGGCTAAAGAAGTTTCTGGTGACCCTGCACAAAAAGGTGAAGGTAAACCTGATGCTCAACCAAAATTAAAAGAAGAAGACGAAAAGAAAGACGAGAAGTCAGAAATGAAAATGGATGACAAAGAGAAAAAAGAAGACTCGTCTGACAAAGAAGTAAAAGAAGAAGTCGTTGACATTGAAGAAATGCAAGGACAAATGATGAAGGCAATGAAGTCTATGAAAAAAGATGAAATGTCTGAGTTATATGCTTCTTATATGAAAGCGTCTATGAATAAGACTAAAGACGAAATGTTCAAAGAAATGTCTGATGGCATGAAAAAATTAAATGCTATGAAGATGAAAGAAATGATGGGCAAAATGTCTAAAAAGTCTGAAGAACAAAATATAGAGAAAGATGCTAAGACTGAAGAAAGATTAAAATCAGTAGATGTAAAAGAACATGTAGATGCTCTTTTAAACTCTGACTCAAATCTATCTGAAGACTTTAAATCTAAAGCAGCAACAATTTTCGAAACTGCTGTAAAATCTAAAATCAGATCAGAGATCAAAAGACTAGAAGATGAATATGCTTCTGAGTTAATTGAAGCTCAAACTGAAAATAGAAACTCTTTAACAGAAAAAGTCGATAACTATTTAAATTATGTTGTAGAAGAATGGATGAAAGAAAACGAGCTTGCCCTTGAAAGAGGACTTAAAGGCGAGATCGCTGAAGATTTCATTTCAGGTCTTAAAACATTATTTGAAGATCACTATATCGATGTGCCTAATGAAAAGTACAATGTACTTGAAGATCAGGCAGATAAAATTTCTAAATTAGAGAAAAAATTAGAAGAAACAATTCAACAAGTAGTTGAAGCGAAAGAAGCTAATTCATCTTTAATTAAAGAAAAAGTTATGAACGATGTTTCATCGGACTTAACTGATACAGAGATTGAGAAGTTTCAAACTTTGTCTCAAGATGTAGAGTACTCTAACGAAGAAGGTTATGCTGAAAAGCTTAACACAATCAAAGAGTCTTACTTCCCAAGACAAAAAGCAGAAACAAAAAATATTGATAATGAACAAGTAGAAACTGGCACCGCTGTACAGGACATTACAGAGGGTTCCCCAATGGCAAAATATATTAATGCAATTGGTAAAACTGCTGTAAACAACGGCAATTAATAATAGATAAAGGAGAAACCAAAATGTTTCAAACACAACATCTACAAGAAAAGTGGCAGCCAGTCCTAGAACACTCTGATTTACCAAAAATCGAGGATTCTTACAGACGAGCTGTTACTACTTTGATCTTGGAAAACCAAGAAAAAGCAATGAGAGAAGACAGAGCATTCTTAGGTGAAGCTGCACCTACTAACGCAACTGGCGCTAATGTTGATAATTGGGACCCAATCCTAATTTCACTAGTAAGAAGAAGTATGCCTAACTTAATAGCATACGACATCTGTGGCGTACAACCAATGACTGGCCCAACAGGTCTGATTTTTGCAATGAGAGCAAGAGCAGCATCTGGCGACGGTGCAGAAGCATTAGTTGACGAACAGATTCCATTCTTATCAAACCAAGACGCAGCTGGAAACACAGGTGGAGGTGACCAATCAGGCACTAACCCTGCTGTTCTTAACGACTCACCATCTGCAGGCACTTATTCAACGGTGACTGGTATGACTACTGCACAAGCAGAGACATTAGGTGATGGTACAGACGAATTTGCAGAAATGGCATTCTCAATCGAGAAGCACACTGTGACTGCTGTATCAAGAGCGTTAAAAGCTGAATACACAATGGAATTGGCTCAAGACTTAAAAGCAATCCATGGTTTAGACGCTGAGACTGAATTAGCAAACATACTATCTGCTGAAATCTTAACAGAGATCAACAGAGAAGTAGTAAGAAATATTTACAACTCTGCTGTAAAAGGCGCTGCGGTAAATACAACAACTGCTGGTATTTTTGATTTAGATACAGACTCAAACGGAAGATGGTCAGTTGAGAAATTCAAAGGACTATTATTTGCAATAGAAAGAGACGCTAACGCAATCGGACAACAAATCAGAAGAGGAAAAGGTAATATGATTATCACTTCAGCTGATGTTGCGTCTGCATTACAAATGGCTGGTGTATTAGATTACACACCTGCTCTTAACAATAACCTAAATGTTGATGACACAAGCACAACTTTCGCTGGTGTACTTAACGGTAGATACAAAGTATATGTTGACCCGTATGCAGCTAATGTTGCGGCTTCACAATACTATGTGGTAGGATACAAAGGAACATCACCGTACGATGCTGGTATGTTCTACTGCCCATATGTACCTCTACAAATGGTTAGAGCAGTTGGAGAAAACTCATTCCAACCGAAAATCGGTTTCAAAACTAGATACGGTATCGCTGCAAACCCATTCCACACAGGAACAGTGGCAGCTGGAGCGAATGGAGCAATCTCTATCTCGGCTAACTCAAACAAATATTACAGAAGAGTTAAAGTCACAAACTTAATGTAATCCTTGTTGATACAAAACTTAAAAAAGGGGCTTCGGCCCCTTTTTTTTTATTTCCCTAAATAACAATATGAAATCACCATACAAAGAATTACTAGGAATATTAATATCAGGTCTAATACTATCTGGTATCATAATATCACTAGCATGGTATTTCAAACCTAATCCATTAGAAAATGTTGAGAAAAGAATGGATAAAGTTTCTAAGAAACTAAAATTTCTTACAGAAAACGAGAAGAAACTTAAACGAGCGTCTGAAGATAAAGAGTGGAATGATCTAGACAAGGAAGATAAATAGTAATATGACTATAAGAAGACAACCAGATAGTATCGACTATGCATCACCAACGCAGTTTGTATTAAAGATTAATCAATTACCAGAAGTACAATTCTTTATTACTAATTGTAATTTACCAGGTATCAATCTTGGTGAGGCAGTTATTCCTACACCTCTAAAACAAATTCCTGTTATGGGTGATGAGTTAACATTCGAAAACTTATCTATTGGATTTCTTGTAAATGAAGAGTTTACAAACTTTATTGAAATACAGAAATGGTTAAATGCAATTGGTTTCCCACAATCAAGAGATCAGTTTACTAGTTTCAGAGCAAATCAATCAGTGACACCACAAGAAAAATTAGGTGTAAAGAATGATTCAGTGCCAGGTAAATCTACAAAGGCAAACGCAATGTTTTCAGATGCAACCTTGACACTACTTACAAATAAAAACAATCCTATTGCAGAGGTTAAGTTTGAAGACTTGTATCCTGTATCATTATCAGCATTAGAATTTTCACAGGAACAAACAGATGTACAATATTTAAGAGCATCAGCAGAGTTTCAATATAAATACTATACGATTACTAAACTATAATCTTACATACAACGGAGCGATGATATGATGCCTTATACAGAGGATGAATGGAAATGGGTCTCGGGTAAATAAAACCCTTGACATTAAACACTTTTTAGTGTACAAATTATATTATGACATTAGACGAATTAAAAAAAATCGTAGAGAAAGAATTACCCGTAAATAGAGATCATCTTGATACAGAGAGTTTACGAGGACAAGAGCTATACGCAAAATTCCTAGATTACAAAACTAACTTTGCTTTCTTACTTGCAAAAGCAAAAGGCGAATACAAAAGACTATACAGAGAAAAGTGGGAATACTATGGTGGAAAAGCAGATGCCAAAGTATATGCAACAAAACCATTTGACTTAAAAGTACTCAAAACAGATTTATCAGTTTACATAGAATCAGATCAAGAAATCATAGATGCAGAAAATAAGATAGTTTACTTAGAAGAAACGGTCAAGTATATCGATGGTGTTTTAAAGGCGATCAATTCTAGAGGCTGGG